AAATGGATTTTTTGATTTTCTAGGATTAAAATTACTTAAATACTGTAAACAGTTTTCTATACCATCACTTATCATTTCATCTCTAAAGGTATAATTAATAAAATTAGGCCTATAAGATAGGTGATTCGCAATCTTTAAAAAACATTCTCCAATGTAATTTGTAACAGGTGGATTTTTTCTATTTCTTTTTTTAGCTTTATTACAACGATCTTTATATTCAATCATTGCTTCTAAAAACTTTTTGTTATCTACGTAATGCTCACTTTTTTTTCTGCTCATTATATTTCTCCAAACTATAATAATATTATACTATAATATATGTTTTTTGTCAATGGTTTACGGTTGTATTTTTATGTTTTTTATTTCACAGGTCATTGACAAAATTCGTTTTCTGGTGTATAATACCTATGTAGGTGCTTCACCAGAAACCTAGCTACTAATGTAACTTCTTACTAGGCATTTCTGCTAAATCAACAAAGTCTTTTAGTTTTTTTTTAAGTCTATCTTTTTCTTTAATATCTTCAATCAACTTATCTAACTCCGAATCATCTAAATCTTTTTCTATATAATCAGGTAATGGCTGTTGCATTAACTTAGCAGACTTAACTAATATGTGATACCTTTTATCAAAAGCATTTGAGGCGTTACATATTGTTAAAATCTTATCTTTAGGTATAGTAACTATTTCATCATTTGTAAAACTAATCCATTTAACTAAAGCAATATAATCAGAAACACCAATTTCAGATATTTGTGGCACATACTTAATTAACATTGGACTTTGCAATCTTAATAAATTGCTTGGTTCTTTTAGTTGTTGAGTTGGAATAGTACAACACAATTCTTCACCAGAAACTAGTTTGATTATTTTTGTGATAAGAGGTTGTATTGTCATTACTTTAAATTAACACTATGAATATCATAGTTAAACCCTTCTTCGTTGTAAATATTTATTCTTTGTTGAAAGTGTGTAAGTGTAAAATTCTTTTTATCTTTATAAGTTAAGTCATCTGAAATATCATATAAAGTGGCTGTGTTTTTGTTATCACCAAGTCTTAAACCTCTTCCAATACTTTGCAAATTTCTTATCCTAGATTTAGAAGGACTAGCAAAAATAAGGTTATGCAAGTTCCGAATATTAATCCCAGTTGAGAAAGTCCCATACGAAGCAACGATAATTGCATTATCTGATTTTTCAGTAATGGCCCTAACTTGCTCACGTTGTTCAGCATCCACACCACCATAGACAAAAAATATTTCCCTATTGTTTTCAGCTTTGTTTTTAATGAGTTCATAAAGTTTCTTTCCGTGTTTTTCTACCAATTGAAACAAACACAAAGTATTACCTTGTAAGTTTAATGCTAAGTTTCTTATGTATTTATTTCTTGCTTCAGAAGTAGCTAAATACTCTAGTTCTTCGTGGTACTTACAACCATAAAGTTTTTTTGCTTCTTCATCATTATGTTTTAAAATTAAACAAACTATTTTTAAATCAGATAATTGTTTTTTATCCATTAATGTTTTTGTATCTACAACTTTGTTAACTTGACCAAACAATCCTTGTAATACAAGTTTATGTGTTTTACTGTCATCTAAAGTACCTGTCATACCAATACGATATTTACAGTCAACAAGTTTAGTCATAATCTTTGTTAGTGATACGGCTTTAAATAAGTGTGCCTCATCACCAATTACAGCACCAAAGTTTTCAAAAAAAGTTTTTGGTAACTTATAAAGCGATTGCCAAGTAGATATGACAACTCTTTTATTTTCATCAATGTCATAACCGTGATATTTTCTACTAACATTATTTTCTACGTCATAACCATATTGTTTAAAGTCTTTGTATAACTGTTCTACTAAAGAAGTAGTAGGTACTATAATTAAAATGTTATTATCAATTACATTTAAATAATGTCTAAGTAACATATAAGAAATTAAAGACTTACCAGAAGCTGTAGGCGACAATATTAAACCTCTATCATTTTCCAATGCAAATTTAAATGCGTCAATTTGATAATCTCTTGGTGTGATAGATAAGTCGTAAGAATTGATTAAGCCGTCTATATCGGCGGCTGAGACACGATTAAATGTAAGAATTTCATTGATTTCGTCTATTTTTACATTTTTCTTATTACACCAGTCTTTTAGATAAGGATACAATCCTACATACATTTGACCTGTAGCATAAGAGTATAATCTTATCTTTCCATCCCAAACTCTACTACGATATTGTGGTGTAAACTTATAACCAGGTACCTCAAAGGAAAAGTATTCTGACAACTCTCGTCTTATGTCAGCTTCAGCCGTAATTCGTATGTAAACTGAATTAAGTTTTTCTACTTTGATTTCGCTTGACATAATGTTGTTCATTAAGTTGTGTATCAACTTTTGCTAATAATTTCTTTTTTTCTTCAGAGCGAAATTCAACTGGAAGTCCTAAATGAGGTCTAGCATCATACTTACAATAATCTTTGTATGGACCATTTACATCATTAAAATGTAAAAAGACTTGTGCGTGATTATTACCTTCAAATTTTTCTCTCCAATGTTCAACTTCACATCCTCTATAAACTATCATATCGCCTTCATTTAAATATATAGGCGTTCCTTTATTACCAAATCCTCCAGTCTCATCAACAAACATAGGCCAACGATAATTAGAATCATTAACATTATGACCTAACATTAAAGTTGTTGATACTTCACAACTTGGTCTATCTTTATGTCTTTTTAATACATCACCTGGTTTATATAATCTCCAATAAGAGTAAGTAGGTTCTAATTGTAAACCAGTAATCTCTCTCATAGGTATTGTTGCTTGATCTAATAAAGTTTCCATTGCAGGATCAGCGTAACAAGAATATGTCTTTGGTGCTTGTTTGTCGTCATAAGTACCATCTATATCTGGTCTATAACCTTTATAATTTGATTGATAAAATGTTGCAGCTCTTTTGGCTCTCATCAAAGCATATGCGTAAAGAAAATCTGCTTTTTCTTTTGAAATAAAGTTTCGTATGACCACATACTTGTGATCTTTATAAAATTGTTTTGTATCTATTGCCACGGTCTTCCTAATACCCACATCACTAAAGAATATCGAGTACCTCTTGTTACAGGTGTTACTTGATGATATGTAAAAGATGGAAAAACAATGATTGAACCTTTAGGTCTTATTTCTTCACACACCTTAAATCTACTTTTACCTGCGTGTGGACCAAAGTCAAACTTTAAATCACCACCATCATATTCATCACCATCAACTAAATTAATAGTAACACTAATTTTTCTTACCTTACCATTCATTTCAGGATTAGGTTTATTTTTATATACACTTAAAAAGTCTGAATTACCATCTGCGTGCCAACCATAGAATTGATTTAATCCATACTTTGTAAATTGTATTTGTTCAATATAATCGTGTTTCCAGTTCCAACCTGCTTTTTTATTTGCATCATTAATAAAAGGAACTACTAGATCATATATCCATTTATCTGATAACCAAGCTACCTGACTATTTCTCATATAGGCTTTTTCTTTAACACCTAATTGATCTAATTCTTCTTTTGTCAAGTCATTAGCAGCTACTGTCATAGATTTGTTTTGAACATCTTTACCATCTATGGTTTCAGCTTGAATTAGTTTACTAGTTCCTAGATCAATAATTTTTTTACACAATTCAGGCTTAATTGCACTTTTATAATACATATAAGCTTTTTGTAATTGCACTAAATCACTCCACTAGTAAACTTACGCCATTCTATCGCATTTTTAATTTGAAATGTACGATTAGAAATAATACGAATCGTTTTATCCAAATAATCAACTACACTTGTTACGTAAGTTAATTTTTGTTCAATCTTAATAATGTCTTCATCAGCTTTTAAATACTTGTCAACATCTTGTTTTAAGATTTTTAGATTAAAAGGTTTTAATTGATATACAGATGGATCAGATTTACCTGTGTAATATTCCCACTTTTCACGCAATAACCTATCTCTATCTTGTTCAGTTTTTTTCAACAAGTTATAGAAATGATTGTGAAACTTAGAATATTTGTTGTGTAACGCTGGTGTTTTTAAAGACTCTAAATCTAATTCTGTATCATTAATTTTTAGGTCTTTTTCGGCTAGTTGTTGTAGTTCTTCAAATGTCATAATATCTCCATTATATCAGCTTTTAATTATTTAGTCAATGGTTTACGAGGTCGTTTCAGTTGTATTACTTCCTTGACTTGTTGCAAATTCATATATCTTATAAGAAAAAGTTACACTAGCAGTTAGATAATCTACATCATTGGCCTGTTGATTGTAGTCTAGGCCAGATAATGATATAGGATAAATGTCTCTAAATCTAACTTCAATGTTATTTGTATTTTTACTTGTTAGTACAAACAAGGTTGCGTCTGAATAAAGACCACCATCATCTTGTACTGCCTTTTTTACTTGTCCTAATTCTTTACTTAAACCTACATTTTGAGTAGTTGGATATCTATCACTTCCTGCACCTTGTAAATCTCTAAATTGAGAGTAATCTTTTGGAAATCCTAGTCCTGTTAACCAACCGTGTATCTCTCTATAGTTTTCTAAATTTTCATCAACTAAAAAAGATATGTTTAAAGTATCATAATCTAATTTATCACCAGGTATTGGAATGTCTTTTAAAGGTGTTGGTTGATTTGCATTACCTAATGTAATACCAGGTATGTTTGCAGCTGTGCAAAAGTATTCTACTTTGGGCAACTTAATAATACCAAACTTAAATTGAGTAGGACTTGCGTAATCTAATTTTGTAGGTTGTCTATTATAACTATTTGTAACTGTCATACTATTATTTATCTAAGGCTTTATCTACTTCTTGCCACTCTTTTTCTTCTTTTGCTTTATCACAATCGTTAGGACTAAAAATACAAGCAACGGCTAGACTTATAGAACCATCATATACACTAGGTTTTTCATTTGTTATAATTGGTTTTTTAATACAACCAACTAATAATAAAAACACTAAAAAAATAGTAATTATCCATAAGTATTGTATCAACATTTTTTTCATATTATTTAACTATACACACCACTCTTATTGCAGAAAACTCAATTTGATATTTTCTGTTTTGCTCATTCATCTCTATTATACACTCTTGTTGTGAATTATATTTTTTTATTTCCATATCAGCAAAAGGTCTAAATTCTTTTAAATAAAAATCGTATAATAAAGGTATAAGATATGCCACTTCTACCATATGATTATTTATAAAGGCTAAAAAAAAAGGGCGACTTTTACATCGCCCTTTTTAATTTGTTTCTCAACAAAATATTACATAATGTTCGTTACTTGAACACGTCTGTAGTATCTGTTTGCGTTATTGTTACCAACTCCGTCAGCAGTAATTGCAGAAGCAGAACTTGCACCAGCAAAAGGGTTCGCTACTAGACCGTATCTAGTTTTGAATCCAATTTTTGGTTGGAAGCTGTCTTGTCCTACTGCTCTAACCATTTGTAATGGTACATACGGACAATAGAATAATCCAGAGTCGTATGGAGAAGTACCTTTGTAGCCAACAACATAGTATTGTTTAGCTGGAGACGCATTTGATGACAAGTTTGCAGAATATGGATCAATATATACTTTATATCTTCCGTTTAATACTCCAGCAAAAGTGTTACCAGTGTCGTCAACATTAAGGTTATTGTTTAACGCAGGTGCGTAATCTAACACGCCAGCCATTTGAAGAGCAGAGGCAACGTCTGATGAACAGATTATAATGTTACCTTTTCCTCTTCTTGTTCTTTGAGCGATTGTGTTTGCGTCTCTTTCTAATTGAAACATCAAACCTTTAAATCTCTCAACTGACCATCTACCGTTTGAGTCAGTATCTAAATCGAAGATACCAGCAGTAGTTGTGTTGATTGCAGCGTTTGAATTGTCGTTGTCTGCAGCGCCGACTTCAGCTGTTCTATAGATTGTTCTTACAACTTCTCTATTGATTTCAGCTAAAATTTCAGCAGAAAGGATATTAGACAATTCCGTTTCAGCATCCAAACCGTGGATTGCTTTAAGGTCTTGTGCTAATTCCATTGTGTATTCTGCTTTAAGTGCTCTTGATTTTGCAGTAACAGTTGATTTCTCAATTGAGAAAGCCATTTCAGCAAAAGCGTTGCCAGAAGCATCGCCTAGAGCTTCAGCAGCAGCAGTTGTCATTCCAGTTCCTACAGTATAGTTTGGACCAGCACCAGGAATTGGTGAGTCATTTAATACTGCTGGGTTTTCTCCAGAATGAGCAGTTGATGAAAATCCATCCACAGATGAACCAGCAGCGTTTCTGCCAGAAAAATCTGTATCCGCTTCGTCAAAAAGAGCTTCAGTTCCACCTTGTGTTGAGTATCTGCTTCTCATAGCAAATATCAAACCAGTTGGTCCTGACATTGGTTGTACGCCGCAAATATCGTATGCGATAAGATTTGGCATAGCTCTTCTAACTAGGGATATAAGGATTGGATTCCAGTTTTGAATTGAAGCACCAGTAGCATTTGATGGAGCCGCTTCACTTAAAAATGCAGCGTCTTCTTTCAAAGCTTTTTCTTGGTTCTCCAATATAACAGATGTAACAGCTCTTTTGTAAGAGTCCGTGATCTTTGGAAGATCAGGATGATCTAACACAGGCTGCCATTTGTTTTGTATTGCTTCAGATAAAAACATTTTTCTATCTCTCCTTATTATTGTTAGTTAACTAACAAGAAATTAATACAACTTCTTGTTTTTTGTTTTACTAATAGCGGCGGTATATGCAGCCATAGAACCTGTCAGATTTGATACATCTGCTTCAGAACTACTTTCCGCCACATCATTAGATTCGTCACTCGCTTTTGATCTTGGGAAATAAGATTCTTTTACAGTTTCTAATTTCTTTCTGAAATCACCAGCGTCTTTATATTCAATATTTTCTGCTAAACCTTTAAACTTATCCTTTTCAGTTTCAGCAAGATCAGATCCTACATCTTGTAGTATGTCTTCTCTAGCAAACTCACCGATTTTTTGGTTAAGTTCAACGTTTTGTTCAATTGACTCGTTAAGTTTTTTATTTAACTCATCAATTTTAGCAGCTTGATCCTCAATTACATTGTACTTCTCAGAAGGAACTTCAATGTAGTGAGACTCAAATAAGTTTTTAAGGCCATTGATAAAGTCTTCTGAAATTTCTGTTCTAAGTCCTTTTTCAATTGCCAATTCGTTGTCTTTCATCCATTGTTCGACAACATAGTTTAGATAAGCGTCAACTTTTTCTACTATTTCTGATTTAACTTCTTCAGTTTTCTCAGCAAGTTTATCTTCGTATTCGCTTTCTAATTTCTCAATTTCTTCAACGAGTTTTGCTTTAACAGCAGATTCGAAGATAGTAGCCGCTTTTACTTTAAATTCTTCTGATAAGCCTTCGCCATCAGTTAAAGCTTTAACGTCTTCTTTCATATCCATTTTTTTAACTTTGTCGTGAGCAGTTTCTTTTTTCATTTCTTTTTCATCTTCTTTTTCATCTTCTTTTTTCTCATCTGCTTCTTTAACATCTTTTTTTTCTTCTTCTTCTTCGTCTTCGTCTTTCTCGTCTTCTTTTTCTTCAGCTTCTTTCACGTCTTTTTTCTTTTCATCATCTTTACCGTATTCTTCTTTAGCGTCTTGTTTCTTTTTAAGAGCGTCTAAAGCAGCTTGAGGCATTTCACCTTCTTTCATATCTTTTTTCTTTTCATCTTCGTGTGAAACTTCTTTAACTTCTTCTTTTTCTTTTTTTTCTTCTTTTTCGTCAGCTTCGTAAGCAGCTTTGATGTCTTGTTTCTTTTCATCTTCTTTTTCTGCTTGAGCTTTTAAAGTTTGCATACTGTCAGCTGCGCCTGCACTTTTTTGTTGTGGGTCACCAGTAATGTGATTAACCCCTTGTGCGAAATCAATTTTGCCATCAGTTGGACTTGTTATTGCCTTACTGATAACGTTTTGAATAGTAGCGCCTAGAGACTTTGGAGCCTCCGCTGGAGCGGCATTCTTTTTAGGCAAATCTGCCATATTATTGTCAGCCATTGTTATTTTCTCCTCTACCCTTTTTAGTTTTTAGTAATTTATTTTTATAAAAAAGTCAATTACTATTTATAAAATTACAGCTTTTTAAGAAACGATTCAAAGACTTTTGCATTAATTTCAGCACGTCTCATTCTATCATTTCTATCTGCTTGTAATTTTAATTCATTTATCTCTTGCTCTTTCAAAATCCCATTATCCCATACCCATTCTTTGCCTTCCATTATGCCTTCTACGAAAGCGTCTGGAGCACTTGGGTCTGCAACTATGTCAGCTGCTGTAGCAAGATAGTAGTCATCGGATACAACATTAGCACCGCCAATGTTTCTTAATGTACCCATACCTCTGGAAGAAACTCCAAGTCTTGCACCTTCATCTATAAGTGATTTCACAATTTTTCCATATGGTGTATCTAAGACTCTTGCCTCTCCAATAAAATTATTTCCTTCTGGATAGAGTGCTTTTATCATATGCGAAACTCTTTCTAGGTTGACGGTGGGACCATCTGGATGACCTAGTTCGCCAAAAGCACGATTTTTGTTTATAAACTCTCTATTATATCTAGCGACTTCTTTTTGTAATATTTCTTTAGGATAAACACGCCCATTTTTATTTTTCATATCCGATTGCATAAAGATGCCTTTAATGGAATAGTTTTTCTTTCCATTTCCTGCTTCTTCAACAATGTATTCGGCTTGTTCTATTTCTTCAGTAATTAACTTCATTTGTATCTATCTCTAAATTCTCTCTATTATTTATACAAATTGTTATCTAAACTCCACTAAAATTGTGTAATTATCACCATTTGCAAAATTCTTAGTTGAGAACAAAACATCACCTGTTGGAGTAGTTGAATTGTTAGTTATTTCGTTTCCATCTGCTCGTAAGTCCCAAAAACCTTGACCAGATAAGAAAACTGCGGTGGCATTTGTTGCACCATTCCATATGATTTCTACGCCTGATTTAGGGTTAGCAGTATTGACAGACCAGTATATTTTTGATATTTTTCTATTACCATCTTCGGTCATAAAAGTAGTTGCTGAAGCATCAACTTTTCTAACTAAAGTTTCACCTGTACCGTCTGAGAAGTTTGTAAATTTTGCTGTGTATTTTACACCGCTTGTGTCTGCAATTGTAAGACTTGAAACTGTATCAGCCATTTGTAAATCCTTTTTCTTTTCTAAACTCTATAATGATATTATAACTTATTACGTTACTGTCAGACGATAATAAAATATCACCTGTGGGGTTAACTAACGTAAGTCCTGTATCACCTTGTTTAATTTTTGGTTCATTTTTTTTTAAACCATAATTACCTCTACCACTAAAAGTAGTAGTTACTTCTTCATCAACTTCAGCATCAAAAAATAATGTTATATTTCCTGTGCCAAGTATTTCATAATATAAGTGTGCAATTGACAAGTTAGGACTTGATGTTGCACCTGATAATTCTGAAGCGTCTAATAATAATTCTTTTGTTTCACTTCCTACACCACTTGCTTTTATGATTACTTTAAAGTTATCGTCTGCTAGTTTAGTAGTAGTGATTGCCATAACATAATTAACTTCTTGGAGAACCAACAGCAGATACTTTTGAGTTACTGCAAGTTATTTTATCCTTTGGTGCTTTTTCAATAATAACTGTATCACCGCTAGCGATATATACAGTACCTAAAGTTACAGGAACATCTTGTCCATCTGTAACTGTTAAAGTAGTTGCTGATGTTGCGTGTACTCTAACAAAGTTAGCATTACCAATAGTGTTTGCACTTGGATTATCTATGTTACTACCTTTTACTATAAATGTTTGTGCCATTTTTATTTCCTTAATATTGTTAATGTTTCATTATCAAAATATTTCATAAGATCACTAACTTTTACATTATATTTTTTAGCAGCTGTATTAACATTTTTTTCAAAGTTAGCAATTACATCTGCATCTTTATCAGCAGCTTTGAAAACCATATCGACTGCTTGTTTTAATTTAGGCGTAAGTTTATTATACTGCCTAGTTCTTTTATAATCGTTTGCTTCAGTTACAGTTTCTTCTCTAAATTTACTGAGCGTCTTCATTGCTTGAAACATCTCCCGCTGGTATGTCATTTCCAGTAAACACATTTGCTTCTGGAGCTTTAACTCCTACTGCACTTGTAAATACTGATCTTGCCACATCAACTTTTTGATCGTCTAAAGCACTTGTAACTTTGTCAGCAAGAGCATTTTTAATATCTGTCGTTGCCTGATCGTTATTTCCTTTTTCAAGTGAATTAACAAAATTTTTTATATTTTCTTTAGTCATACTATTATTTATACCTTTTATTAATTATTAAACCGTAGAGTCATTTCCTTGATCCACAGGCTCAGTTTCTTTTGTAGGTTCTGTTTCTTGTGGTTGTTCAGGTTGTTCCTCTTTGATTTGGTTATTAATTTCTTCTTGTTCTTGTTCATTTTGTTTTAATATTTTGGTTCTAATGTATTCGTTTGAGAAATACTTACCAATATATGATTCTAAATCTCTAACAAGACCAATTCTTTCTCTTAACATTTCTGTATGTTTTAATTCAGCAAAGTATCCATCTTGTAAGAAACTATAAGTTATATCACCTGCAATTGAATCCCATTCTTCAGGTGCAATAATACCTTTAAGTATTAATTGTGTTTTTAACAGATCGTGGAATAACATACAAAATTTCTTTCTTAAACGACCTACAAATTTAGTAAACTTAACTTCATCTCTACTAATTTCTGCAGCTCGGCCAAGATTAAATCCTGTACCACTTTCTAATCTACTAATCGGCACGTTAAGTGAACGATAAAGTTTCTTTTGAAAATACTCTATGTCAGCAATCTCACCTAAGTTTTGACCACCAGGTAAAGTAGTAATTTCAGTTCCTCTCCCACCTTCTCTACGAGGTAACCAAAAGTCTTCTAACATAGACATATAATTTCTATCGTCTCTTATTTCACCTGTACTTGCGTCATAGACAAGTTTATTTCTATATCTTGCCATAACATCTCTTAAATATTGTTCGGCTTTGATTTTAGGTAAGTTACCTACATCAATATAAAATATTCTTCTTTCAGGTGCTCTTGCGATACGATAAATTACAACAGCGTCCTCAATCATTCTTAATTGATTTACTGGTTTAATTGCTTTGTGTAAATAAGATAATACTTGATTATGCGTTTGATCTACAAGACCTGATGGACAATACGAAATAGCATCCGTTGCAATTTGTAAACCACCTGCATTTGAAGTAGCCGTTGGGTGTATTCCTCTTTCATTGAAAATATAATACTCTTGGTATTTGTTTTCAAACGCAAAAGAACCTGGCGTACCATCAATTCTGTTTTTTCTTATTTCTCTAATTTTTTTGATTTTTCTAGGATCAATGTATCTTAATTCTGTGATACCTAGTCTTGGTGAATCTTTTTCTATAATCTTATGATAAAATAATCTACCATCAACATACCATCTTCTAAAGATGTCGTGGCCTTTTATATCAAAGTTTAACAATTTCAATATTTCAGAAAAAGACTCTCTTATTTTACCTTTAATCTTATCGTTATATTCTAACTTACTTAAATCAACGTGTACGGATTGTTGATTTTCATTAGAGACTATTGCTTCTGAAACAATATCCTCTATCGCACTATCACATTCTGGATGTAGTGCTATTTCTCTATATCTTCTTATTAAATCTAATTCGTTACGAGCAGTAACATCAAATCCTCCGTAAGACGCAAAAAACCCACCAGCGGGGACGGTTTGTGTACCGTCATCCGCTTGAGGTGGGACTATATTTTGTCTTGGATCTGTTGATGGACCTTTCAGTCGCTCTATCTTAAACCCAAATAGTTCAGCCATAATTTATCCTCAATTCTACTTAATTATTTAGTCGTGTATTAAGTAGTAGTATTTGTTTCAAAGTATTGGTATCTATGCGTTGCAGTAAAAGTTTCTACCGCATTGTTAGTACCATAATCTAAAGCAATGTCGTCCAATGTTGTTGGGAACATTCCTCTAAATGTATATGATTTAATCACGTTGCCGTTTCTATCTAGTTGGTCAACGAAAGCATCAACTTGATAGTCTGATGGATTAACTAGTCCTTCGTTATCGGACATATTGTTAATACCATTTAACCATCTTTCATATGCGTTTCTGATTTTAAAGTCAGTATCATTTAGAATTGTAGTAGTCCAAGTTGCAAACGTTCTATCACCTGCAACATATAACTCTCTTCCTCTAAATGGAATAGCAACTTCTCCAATCGTCATTCCTGGTAGACTTGTTGATGAACAAAGGAAAGACATATCTTCTGTTTCTCCTCCAACACTTGCAAATCCTGGGAAAGGCATTGTAACTCTAAACTGGTTAGCACGAGCTCCGCCGCCTCTTAACTTACTTTTAAAGTCATTAATATTTGGCATTGTTATTCTCCTATGCTCCTACCACTTCTTCGAAAGCAACACCTGTTCGTGTAGCAACGAATTGTAGAGTTATAAAGTTGATTGATCTAGCTGGTTTGACAAAAATGTCTGCTCTAAATTCATTTCTATCAATGACATCAGCAGTATTATTTGAGTCATCACATACTACTAAAAAGTCTGTGATACCTCTTCTGCCTTGTACATCTCTTAGGAATGGTTCAATGATTGATCTAAATTGAGCTCTTGTAAACTCATCATTAAATTCAAACAATTGAAATTTAGAAGCTGTAGAGATTGCTTTTTCTAAAGTGATAAACAATCTTCTTACATTGATTCTATCAAACGCACTAGGAGCAGATAATCCAGTTTTATCTCCAAACAAGACTGTGCCTTGTCCAGCAAATGTGCAAACTGGGTTTATTCTAGCTCTGTATAGTGTATCTCTTTGTGTTTTTGTTGGGTTGTATGCAAGTTTAACTACGCCTCTTAAAACTCCTCTGTTGTAACCAGCAGGTGAGAACCAAGAGTCCGCAACTAAATCTGTTCTTGCAGCAAGACCAGCAATATCACCGTTTAAAGGTACATATCTAAACACATCATTGTATTTGTCGTAAGTGTATTTGTAACCACTATCAAATACAACATATGAAGAAGAACGAACACCATCAAAGAACGATTTAACGTTATTTGTTTGTGTTTCGGAACTTGTAACATTAACTACATCACTTCTTTCAGGAGACGCAAATACTACAGCGTCTTTTCTGTTTTCTGCAATTGTAATTAAATTGTCAATGTGTGTACTATCACCTTTACCAGCGATAATTAAGTTTACATCTACTGTTTCTGCGTCTTCAAATTTTTCGTAAGCAGTTTTTAATTCAGCTGTTGTTGCAGCAGAACCATCTGAACCACCTGATAATGAAGTATTAGATACTGCTGTTACCGAAGTATATGTAGTATTTAATGCAGCGTTACCCCAATTTGTTCCTGAAGTATTGTGATCCATCCAATAGATATATTCTGATTTGTTATAAATTACATCTGGATAGTAGTTTGTATCTCCTTGTGGAGTTTTAGCGTCAGAAGCTTTTGAAACTGAGTCATAAACTTCTAATACTGTTCCAGCAGTACCTGTGATACCACCGTCTTCATCTACTACAACAACGTGTAATTCATCTCCAGAACCACCTTTGTCTGAAACGTAAGGTGATGTTCCTGGTGCAGCTGTTACTAGATCATAATACTGCCATCTTCTTCTAACGTTTGAACCGTTAGCAACAGCAGTGTGTAATCCTCCAACACCTGATGGATGTCTTACAAACGTAATTGTTTGTCCAACAATGTTTGTTATTCTATATTCGTATCCGCCTGCCTCAGCAAAGTTTATAATATCACCTACATTAAAACCAGTAGCAGATTGAACTACGATGGAAGTATCTCCAACAGCAGAGTCAGTATCTTGTGTGGTTGTTTTTGCAGTTTCTTCATAAACAGTTGATGATGGACATACAGACACCTTTATGTTGTTACCCCAAGCACCGCCTGATCTTGCAGCCCATAGTCCAACAGAACCAGAACCATCAGAATAATTATTTTGATAGTCAGTTGTGTTTTTTACTAGAAGGCCAGAACCGTTAGCAGTAGCGTTAAGTAATCCTGTATTTGTTGCACGTACAACTCTTAAAGAATTAGAATATTGTAAGAAACTAGCAGCCGAGAAAAAATACTCAAAAGTATTTGAATCTGGTTTGCCGAAAGTCTCCACTAAGTCTTTTTCAGATGAAATAGAAACTATCTCATCTACTGGACCTTGACTAAATTGACCTGCGATTGCACCAATTGATGTTGCAACTGCTGGTATAACGTTAGTTAAGTCTTTTTCTTGTACGAGAACACCTGGTGAAACTTGAAATGCCATATGTGTTATTCTCCTTATTAGCTAATAAAGTATCAATTATCTCACATCTATTTATGAATATGATAATCTCTACAGGATGTCACCTTTTCTTATCTTTACAGGTGTCCATCGTTCTCCTTGTTCATCTACAAAACTATTTTCATCATTTATGCCGTCATCTAAGAAACCAAAGGGTGCCATATCTTGTTCGATTGCGTTTTTTTGTTCTTCGTACATTCTAGCACGTACATCTTGGTCTGTTAATTCTTTAAAGTATCTTTGATTAGATAACCAAGCAAATATGACACAGCACATTACTAAGTCGTCATTAGAACCTTCTTCAGCTTGCCAAGAAGTACCTTTACGAATAAAAGTAGATAATTCTTGTATTGTATGAAAGTCAGGTATAAAAAGTTTATCACCTTCAATTAAAGTCTTTAAGTTTTGACAACCTATTCTTTTAACTTGTTTAGTCATACGCACACCTAATTGAGCACCTCGTTTAGAAAATCCACCACCTAATATTTGACCTGCACGGCCTTTCATCATACACATCATTAGATTTGTATATTCTAATTCAAACTGTAAAGCGTCTGCTACTTGATGACCTATATCGTTAACTTCAACACAGACATAAGAATTATTATATTGTTTAGCAACTCTTTCTATTGTGTGAGGAAATAAAAGAGGTTTCATTTCATTATCTCTAAACTTGGCAACAACACGATAAGGCATTTTTGAAACATCAAATACAACAAAGGCAGAATAATCTTTTACTGTACCACGAGCTACGTCAACAGTCATAACATAATCTTTTCCTTTTTCAGGCCTTTCATACATATCTAAACCTGCGTTTGATACAATAGGATTATTATGTGAAAGTAATCTTATCTTAGATGGATTAATTAATGTATCAATTGAACCTACAAACTCACACTCAAACTCGGTAGCAAACTGAGCTTCAGATGTGTTTCGTATAGTTTCTTCTCTCCATTTTTCATCTCTTCCTGGAACTTCTGACCAATGTACTTCAATAGGTACATAATCATTTCTCTTATGTTGTGAGTCATTCCAAAGTTTATAAAACATATTCATACCGTGAGGTGTAGATACTATCATTACTTTAGATTTCTTACCAGAAGAAATAGTAGGATAAACTGAACTAAAAAACTGTTCAGATATGTTTGCTGGAATAAACGCAAACTCGTCTAAGAATATGATGTTAAATGAACCACCTCGAATAGCAGATGATGAAGTTGCAGCGGCCATTATTTTAGAACCATTTTCTAATTCTAAAGAACCTTTGTTCCAATTTAAGACACCTTGTTGTAACCACTTAGGTAGATTTTCATAGGCAAGTTGAAGACGACCTAATAAATCTCTAGCAGTAGAACTTTTGTTGGCAAGTATGGCCACATTTATATTATCATTAAAAACAACTTGATGTAATAAGTACGCAATGATGGTTGTTGATTTACCTGACTGTCTTGGTAACTTACAAATAGAAAAACGATTATTATGAAACGTATCGACCATACGTTCCTGAAACTTGTACATATTAAAAGGAACTAATCCTTCATCAATGTTTACAATTTTAATGTATGTACGAATAAAGTAAATAGGATCTTCCATACACTTTGCAATTTCTTTTATTTGCTCTTCGGTGTATTCTATTTTTGTATTGGCCTTAAAAAGGTTCGGGTTTCCTAAATAGTGTTCAGCCATTGATTATAATTCCTTCTATTGCGTCATAGCCTAATTCTACGGCCGCATTTATTCTACTGCTACCTTTATATATAGAGTATTTTTTTTCTTTATAAGCAGTACCATTTACACCTTGTCTAGGCGTATTCGATATATTGTGTTCTATAACTTCTATTGGGTCATTCATTTCTTCACCTGATAATAAAGACGGCCAAGGTCTTTTTTTAATATAAGTTAAATCACTTATCAGAAATATCTGTTTCTTTGGGTGTGATGTTTTTGCCTTCAAAACTTTCATCTTCTTTACTATTAACATTACCGTTTTTGTTTTTTAATATCTTATGAAGTTCCGCAGACGATCCGACAAAAAGTGCCTGTTTAATGTTAGTAGATGTTTTATTAGGCACATCTTTAAGTGTTTTAAGTTTGCCTTGTAAGTCTTGTAATTTATCTACAGTATCAGCAACTTGTTTAATTAGATTACCTGCAACTTCGTATGCTCTAGGGTGTTGACTTTCGTTTGCAATATCAAGTATGCCTTGTATTGCGTCTTGGCCACGCTCAATTAAATTATAATAGTTTTCTCTACTATACTTGTAATCGTTATCAATGTCTTCTTTATTTTTGTCTTCGACTCGAGGTACAGGTGGTTTCTTTTCTTCTTTTTGGACTACTGGGACACCTAAGACTTCATTTATTTTATCATTAATACTCATAATAATATTTAGTAGTTATTAACTACCTTGGATTGATTGATTACCTGTAGGAACTGTCCATTCTTCTGTTGCTGCACTTCCTGGGGCTGTTCCTGAAAAGTAAATACCACTTGAAGAAGATGTTCCTGATGAAGCTGCTCCTCCATTATTTCTACCTATTGCTAAATCAGCAACTTCTGTCCAAGTAGAACCATCCCAAAATTCAGTAAGAGCACTATTTGCTGTACCATCATATCCTCCACCAATTACAGTTGATCCTTGTGTTCCAAATCTTCCTCCACCTTGTCTTGGTGTATTCATTTCTGTAACTTCAGTCCAACTTGAACCATTCCAATCTTCTACAGCAAAAGCAACTGGATCAGGTGTACCACCAACACTTTTTGCGGCTGATACCGTTCCAACACACATATTTACAAATCTCGCTGTATTTAAATCATTTATTTCAGTCCAAGATGTGCCATCATATTGTTCAACATTTACTATTGCAACAGATGGATTAAGTCCACCTACTTCTAAAGCAGCAGTTTGTATTCCACAAGAACCTGTAGCATAAAGCCTTGATGTATTTAAATTGTTTACTTCTGTCCAACTTGTACCATCCCAACTTTCATTATCTGTTGTTGATGTAGGTGGAGTAGGTGTACCTCCATATGCTAAAGCAGCAGTTTGAGTTCCTGCACCTCCTGTTAATGATCTACCAGTATTTAAATTATTTACTTCAGTCCAAGAAGAACCATCATATGATTCTGTATTTCCTGTTTTACCTCCAGCTGGTAATAAATCTCCAGAATAACATAATGTAGCTGTTTGACTTCCAGCACCTGAACCTGAATCATTTGTTCTGGCAGAATTTAAATTACCACCCGTAGCCCAAGAACCAATTCCTAATGCCTTTAACTTAATCTTTTGTTCAGTTGAATTATACCATATATCACCAAAGTCTGGCGCTGGCGGATCACTAGCAACTGTTTGAATTAAGTCACCACCTGAAGTAGATGGTGGTATAGTTGTAATATCAGACAGCGAACTATTTGTAATGTTGGCCGCTGGTATTGTACCTGTTAAATCTGTAGCGTCAAACTTACCTAAAGTTTCTATGTTATTTGCTAAATTTTGTTTTATTGTTCCCATATTAACTCGCTGTTATTGTTTGTACTGATAAACCTTGTGTCCATTCTTCGGTTGCTC